AAGAAAATGAGCTTCACTGGCACTCAGTACACCATGCACATCGAGGACTTCAAGGCACATTACGCTGAGCAGGCGTTACTTGGTAAACCGATTAAGACGGATGCCAATCGCAAAGCCAAACTGCGCAAATGGCTGATGGGTGAAGTTGACAGGCACACTGCTAACGAAGCACGCCAAGCCAAAGCCAAAGGCACGTTTAACATCGATAATGAGGATTGGAGCGGCAGCACAGCCAACCAGCCAACACGTCATGACAGCGATATTCCAAATGTTTATCACCCCAGTCACAGCACCACACCCACAGGCACAGATGAACCTTTGTTTTTGAATGGCCTCAAACGTCAGCCGTTTGCTGGCATGACCACAGATGAGAGTTATGCGCTAGTTGATCGTCATACTCAACCGGGCGAATCACGTGTCGCCGCTTACGATAGATTACTAGCAGATACGCAGGAGGCGGTATGAGCAAGGTGCCTGGTCGTGGAGCGTGGAAGTTCGAACAATGGCTTGATAAGCAAAAAAGCGCCGAAGAATTTGCTGCTGCTGAATATAAAAAAGCACACCCTGATCGCTATTTTGTTGCCTTCCTAAAAATTAGCATCCCGCGCTCGACATTACCAGAACATGTATGGCCCACAGTCATCAATGAGACGTTAATTTTTGAGCAGCCAGAGCAAGTAACCTTTGAAGATATTATGCGAGTTGCAAAAAAAGCATGGCTGATTGCAGATGATATTGCCGTCACAAACTTTTACGAAATGAGCGCAAGTGATTTTAGTGCATTTGTCGGATGCGATAAAGAATGGGGAGTAATTGAAGAGTGAGTAAATATACAGAAAACCGCGCAAGTGGCAAAGTAGTGCAAACCGCTGAGTACCACAACCAATCACACAGCAGCTGAAAAAACGCTACAGCTCAATAAATACCGAAATCAACATCAAATTAGAAAATGGAATAAAGCGCTATGAACGTCAATCAGTCAATTTTTGAACAGCGGCTTGTAGTCCTGCGGCACATTGCAGCACGTTATCCGTGTTGGGTCGGTCGTAATGAGTTGTCAAGAGTTATGAGCGGTACAAGTAGAACACAGCAGCGCACGCTTAAAGAATTGGTAGAAGCTGGGTATCTTGAGCGTGATGACTCAAACCCAATGGGTTATAAATTAATTAAGGGTAGATTTGAGGAGTTTCAGGGATTATGAATAAAAGCATACAAGCATTAGGTCGCATGAAATCAGGGCAGATGAATGGCACTGAGAAAGCCTACGCGCAGCATTTGGAGTTACTGAAGAGCGCTGGTGAAATCGCTTACTACTCATTTGATAGCGTTAATTTACGGTTAGCAGATAAGACGTTTTATAAGCCAGACTTTTTGGTCATGAAATCAGATGGTCAGATAGAAATACATGAAGTCAAAGGGTTTTGGACAGACGATGCGAAAGTGAAGATTAAGGTAGCTGCTGATAAATTTCCTTTTAGATTTATTGCGATTATGAAACAGACGAAAAAGAATGGTGGCGGTTGGGATGTTCAGGAGTTTTAACGATAACAACACAGGGATGGACCATGAATATACACATAGAAATGCTAGTTGGGACATTAAGCACGGTGTCAGGTGTGGTTGAAATTGACGGTCAGGTGAGTGTGGTTAGTAAATTAACTGTATTGCCGTCTGACAGCCCTAGCAAGCGCAGAGACTTGTTAATTGATGCAGCATTGATAGAACAAGGCAAGGAGGCTATCAATGACTGATATCAAAACAGGGCTATGGCAGAACAATCTCGACGGTAGTTATATCAAAATCCGTACAATTAAGGGAGTTGATATTTTATACAGCGACGAAGGGTGCAGGGCTGTTCATAAGATGAGTGTGATTGACTTGCTTAGCAGTTATCAATTGCACGAAGCAGACAAGCCAGCACCAGTAGTAATTGACGACACATTCAACGATGACACGCCAGCGCAGACGTTTGGTGAGTTAATAACATGTGCTAGCTGCCAAACAAGTTATGGCGATTACAGCGAGCAGCAGAAAATTGACAGTGAAAATGGCGGCGCATGTCTGTTTTGTCAGCAAAAAAATGAATTTTTACAACGAAAAAACAAAAAGATGCGCCTAATCGGTATCGCAGGACAGGCACGCAGCGGCAAAGACACGCTTGCCAGTTATATGCTAGATAACTTAGATGGCACTTGGTTGCGCTCATCGTTCGCTGACCCGCTTAAAGCGATGTTATCTGTTATTGGCGTGGATTGTAGTGACGATGCCAAAGCGGTGATTGATGATACTTATGGTGCTACGCCACGTCACATGATGCAGACGTTAGGCACTGAATGGGGCCGCCACATGATTAATGGTGATATTTGGGTAAAGGCTTTTGCTCGCTTGAATGCTGGCAAGTGCGTGATAGTGCCTGATGTTCGTTTTGAAAATGAAGCGGACTTAGTGCGTGAGCATGGTGTGCTGATTCACCTAGTAGGACGTGGTGGCATCGAAGGTAGTCACGTATCAGAGACCCCTATTGCATTTAAGCCTGGTGACATTGTGATTGATAACTCGCGTGATATGGCTTGGTTGCATGGTCAGGTAGATGGTAATGCTGTTTTGGGCGAGTTTGTGAGTGCTGAATAAATAAAAAGCACCCATGTTGGTCGCATGAGTGCTTGGGCTGGCAAGTAACAGAGCATTGTTATCGCATGTTGATTATATATTACTTTAGGGATGGAATCACATGCAGATAACGAATAGACAAAAAGTATTGGACGCGGTTACTGATTTGTATAATCAAGAGCAGATAGTCACACGCGAAACACTGTCAAACGTGCTCGACTTAAAGCAGTCGATTATTGATGATAATTTAAGCACACTCGCTAACGACGGTGAGATACATCGTATTCAGCGTGGCGTCTATGTGCCAACCATCATTCACAAGCCGGCAAGGGTAATAACGCGCAGTGGGCTTAATGATGGCTGTGTGGTGATAGAGATTGACCGATTGGTACTGATACTCACACCAAAAGAGGCAAGAGAGCTTGGTAAGCAGATGATGGGCGACGCTATGCAGTACAGTAATATTGAGATCGGTCATCATGCCGCACATGCTACGGCTAATATGGAGCTTGAGTTTAAGAATATGCGTAAGGCAATAAGAGAACTGTCAAAAAATCAGCAGACGGTTTAAGCTTGCTTTTTAGATACCACGGAGCTAATTATGGGTAACGAGTTTTATTTGAACGGCATGGTTAAAATAAAAGACGGCTCGATAGATTGGGTTAACGATAATATTAAAGCTGTGTTTGTTAATACGCAGATATATAACTTTGATGCTTGCTCGCATTGCGTTCTATCGGATATTCCTTTATCGGCGCGTGTCGATAGAGCGGTACCACTAACCAATAAGAGATTTGTTTTTGATGCGGCTGACGCAGATGATGTGTTCTTTGAGTATCTCACTGGTGCTATGGTAGGCGGCTTAGTGCTATACAAAGATAGCGGTAAGGATGATACGAGTGATTTAATTACTTATATCGGTAATGGTTTTGGTATGCCTTTTATGCCTAATGGTGGTGACGTTACAATCACTTGGGATAGGGGCTTGAGAAAGATATTTACGTTATACGATATGCCTGCCACCACACGTAGCCACGCCTAGCCCTTAAAGCCTACAAATAACAACACCTCGCTAAAAGCGGGGTTTTTTGTGCCTATAAATTGCCGATTGCTCAATAAACGAATGAAAAACGCTTAGTAACGCTCAGCTACGCGCTTAAGCGTGCATAACACCCCCATAAGGTTCGCACTTTTCACGTACACGCTCTAACATCATGCTATTAAAGGCGTTTGGAGTGTGCTGTGAGCAAAAAAAATAAGAAAGTCGAGGTTGATTGGGGTGAGATCGAGCGCTTATATCGAGCGGACTTGCGTACATTCGCTCAACTTGCTACCGATTTTGGCGTCGCTGACAGCACAGTTAGGCGTCGAGCTAAAAAAGGCGGCTGGAAGCGTGACTTAAAAAACCGTATTAAAGAGCGTGCAAACGCAATAGTACAAGAGCGTGCCGTCAGTTCGCTGGCAAGCGATCAGGTTGCGCGTGATGATATGACGATTGAAGAAAACGCACAGCTTACAGCTAACGTGCGTATGTCTCATCGCGCTGATATTAATGCCGCTCGCAGTCTCTCTATGTTGCTACTCGATGATTTAAAGGCGCAGATTGGCGCAGATAATAGAGCGCGATTGGAAGATTTGTTTATCGCAGCGCTCAAAGCCAATGCGACTGACGAAAGCGCACTTGAAGCGTTTGAGCGTGTCACGTCTGTATCGTCACACATTAAATCAATGAAAGAGTGGTCAGAAGTGGCGACCAAACTTATCACGCTAGAGCGTCAAGCATACGGCTTAGATGATATTGATAGCTCGCCAGTCGATGCACTCACCACGTTACTACATAGTATCGCCAATAATAACGGCAATGCCTTTGGCGTGGTCAAAGCCGACCCTGAATATGAGGACACGCCGGCAAGCAACAGCATTGGCGTGAAGGCAGACGTTGATGACTGAGATAATCCACAGCGCAGCTCTTAATCCACTACCAACTGATGCTGGCGAGCTTGCTAAATGCTTGGCTGACCCTTATTGGCGTGTGTTTAGTGGCTGTCTGTATAAGATTATGATTAAGGGTGATGACATTGAGGACGTAGAAGCTGAAAGCTATGTCGTGCCGTTTAAGCCTAATGCGGCGCAAAAGAAGTTTGTCGATAGATTGTGGCACCGCAATATCATCTTAAAAGCAAGACAACTTGGTTTTACTACGCTCATTGCAATCCTTTGGCTTGACCATGCGTTGTTTAATGCCGATCAACGCTGCGGTATTATCGCGCAAGACAGAGAGACGGCCGCGTCAATCTTTCGAGATAAGGTTAAGTTTGCGTATGAGAATCTACCTAATGAGATACGTGAGCGTTTTCCGCTTGCTCGTGACAGCGCAGTAGAGTTACTGTTTGAGCATAATAACTCATCTATCCGCGTCACTAACTCCATGCGTGGCGGTACGATTAACCGCTTGCATATCTCAGAGTTTGGCAAGATATGCGCAAAATTCCCCGATAAAGCCGCTGAGGTGATGACCGGCTCAATCCCTGCTGTACCAGGTAGCGGCATTTTAGTTATTGAATCAACTGCTGAAGGTCGAGAAGGCGACTTCTTCCGCTTAACCCAAATGGCGCAAAAGTATTTCTATTCACGAAAGAAGCTATCGGTTAAAGACTACCGCTTGCATTTCTATGCGTGGTGGCAAGAAGAAAACTATCGCGTCAATTCACGCACGGTCGATATCACTGACGCTGAGCATGAATACTTTGATTTGGTTGAGATGATAGCCCGCCGTGATATGGGTATTGATTTAAAACTCGATGCTGACCAACGCGCTTGGTATGTCGCCATCAAGAATAGTGACTTTGTAGGCGCAGAAGAACGCATGTGGCAAGAATACCCATCATTCCCTGACGAGCCTTTTCAAGTATCAACCGAGGGTCATTACTATGCTAAAGACATGCTACAGCTGCGTAAGCGTGGCGGCATTACTCATATTGATGAGCTTGATGTCCCTGTGGACACTTTCTGGGATATTGGTAATTCTGATGGTTGTGCGATTTGGTTTTTACAACACATGAATGGCCAAGATAGGTGGATAAGATACTACGAAGCACACAACGAGACACTAAAACACTATGTCGCTGAGCTTAGAAGCTACGGCTATGTGTTTGGCCGTCACTTCTTACCGCATGACGCTGACCACAAGCGCTTATCTGATACCAATAAATCGACACGCGAGATGCTAGAAGATTTAATGCCTGGTGAAGTCTTTGAAGTCGTGCCGTTAATATCTGAGCTTATGAGTGGTATTCAGCAGACCAGAGCTGCAATGAAAGGTTATTACTTTGATGAAGTCGCTTGCCAGCAAGGTATTAAACGCATTGAGGGCTATAAGAAAGTCTTTAGCGCCAAAGATATGCGCTACACCAATAGACCAAACAAGGCTAACGGCTGTAGTGAAGGCGCTGATGCACTCAGACAACACGCACAAGCAAAAGAGGCTGGCTTGTTAGAGCGGTCGGACAAAACCCACACTTATGAAGAACACGATGCCGACGACTGGCGCGTAATGTAGAGGATTAAACG